GGTGGTCTGCACTCGATGCTGGCCAAGGTGTTCACCAAGGTACTCGACAAGTACGAGGCCCAACTGGATGCACTGGACAACCTCGACCGTGATGCGGTTGCGGAGGACATGCTGGCTATGATCGCAGAGATCGATGATCCAAACCCAGCTATGTTGTCTGCCATCGCCAAGTTCCTCAAGGACAACGATGTAGGTATTGACAGCGAGGAGGTGGATGAACTGAACGCTACGAAGCGTCGTCTGGCTGATCGACGGGAGGCCCGTAAGCGGGCAGGGCACGCCAGCCTATCGGTTGTTTCGCATGTGGGTGAGGCATAATGTCTCGCCCGAACGATAGAGAGTTCGGCCCCACTGAACGCTGGGCCGATCTCGACCTCCTGCGGGGGGAATACCCCACATTCAAACCCTTCATCTTCGACGTGATGACCGGGTTGCTGGGCTTCGAGTGCAGTGATGTTCAGTTGGATATCTCAGAGTTCTTGGAGTTCGGCCCGAAAGAACGAATGATCCAAGCCCAGCGTGGGCAGGCCAAGACGACCATCACAGCCGCTTACGCGGTGTGGCGGTTGATCCACCAGCCGAACGCACGGGTTCTCGTGGTATCTGCGGGCGGCACACAGGCCACCGAGATCGCGAACTGGGTCATCCAAATCATTGACAACATGGAAGAACTTGCTTGCTTGCGGCCCGACAGGTCCGCTGGTGACAGGGCCTCGGTCGAAGCCTATGACGTTCACTACGAAATGAAAGGCCCGGAGAAATCCCCGAGCATCGCCTGTGTTGGCATCACGTCCAACATGCAGGGTAAACGTGCAGACATCCTGATCGCTGACGACATCGAGAGTTCCAAGAACTCCCAGACTGAACTTATGCGTGAACGGCTGGCACTGCTGACGAAGGACTTCGCGTCCATCTGCTCTGATGGCGACATCATCTATCTGGGCACACCCCAGACCATCGACAGCGTTTACAACGGGCTGTTCAGCCGTGGTTACTCCATCCGTATCTGGCCGGGTCGCTACCCGACAGAGAAAGAGGAAGAAAACTACGGGAAGTTCTTGGCCCCAATGATCCGCAAGAATATGGAAGCAGACCCGTCACTACGCACTGGCGGTGGACCCTCGGGCACTCGTGGCATGAACACCGATGTGGTGATTCCCGGCCTGTCAGAGGAAAAGCTGACCAAGAAGGAGATCGACCAAGGTGCCGCGTACTTCCAGTTGCAGCACATGCTCGACACCCGACTGTCCGACGCTGGGCGCTTCCCGCTCAAGTCCGACAAGCTGGTGTTCATGCAGGTCAGCGAGTTCACAGCACCACTGGAAATCTTCGTGCAACGCGGTCCTGCCACACTGCTCACAACCCCGCAGTCGTTCTACACGAGCGACAACTACTACCGGGCGGCTGAGTTCGGCAAGGAACACGCGAAGTTCACAGGCTGTCACATGGCAGTCGATCCATCCGGTAAGGGCTCTGACGAGACAACCTACGCGGTCACGAAGTTCCTCGCGGGGCGCGTGTTCCTAGTGGACTTCGGTGCAGTGCCCGGGGGCGTTGATGACGATGCTCTCGAAGCCCTCACGGCTGTAGCGGAACGGTGGAAACCTAACCATATCAGCGTGGAGAAGAACTTCGGTGACGGTGCACTCGCATCGGTCTGGAAACCCAAGCTGTTGCGCAAGCATCGGTGTGAGGTAGAGGACGTATGGGCCTCTGGCCAGAAAGAACTCCGCATAATCGACGCTCTTGAGCCGGTGATCGGATCAGGTCGTCTCATCGTGGATGAGGCGCTTCTATCTAAAGACGTGGAACTGTGCGAGATGCACCCGCTTGAACTGCGGGCGTCGTTCTCGTTCTTCCACCAGCTTTCTCGCCTGACCCGCGACAAACAGTCCCTCAAGCATGATGACCGCCTCGACGCGGTTGCATGGTCCGTCAAGCACTGGACCGAGGAACTGTCGCAGGACAGCCTGAAGGTTGTGAACCAGCAGCGCAAGAGAGCGTTCGCTGAGCGCATGAGAGACCCTCTGGGAGACGGCACGAAGCTGCCCGCCCAGACCCTCGCGAAACTCGGACTTAGCCCCAACAGGGGCGCTATATCGCGTGTCCGACGCAGATTTTAAGGAGCAAGACCATGACTGACAATAACACTGCGGCAAAAGCCGCCCCGAAGGCCAAGAAGGTCGAAGCCAAGCCCGAGGCGCTTAAGGTCGGCACGAACGTGCTGGCTCTCCCGTGGCCGCGAGACCCGCAGGGCTACCTCAAGACGATCAAGGCCGGTACTCGCGCCGCTGAGCGCGTGAACGGCGATGCAGAGCGCATGAATGACTTCCTGAAGTCCCTCGACATCCTCGCGGCCTACGCCAAGGAGACCTATGTGCGCGACCTTAAGAAGCGCACCAAGGCCCGTGAGAACGCCGTGTCGGCCCGTGCCCGGACGGCTGAGAAGCAGGCCCGGCAGGCCGAGGCAAAGGCGCAGGAGTACGAAGCTGCTGCTTCCCGCGTCCGCAAAGAAGCTGCTCGCGTCCGCAAAGAAGGTGGTGTCCCGGTCGAAAAGACGGAGGATTGATCCGTGCAGGCTGACAAGCACTTCTTCGACACAGTGCGGCCCCTTTTCGAGGGCCGTCTCAACCAGTATCAGGTTGATGGCATGAACAAGATCGTGGAGTACGCGGACAAGTGGGGCTACAGCCCTCTGCGCACCGCGTATGTCCTTGCCACGGCAAAGCACGAGAGCGCGAACTGGATGCAACCCATCCGCGAAGGCGCTCGTCGGTACGGCCCGGACTACTCGGACGCCTCAGCGAAGCGTGCAGTGGCCTCGATCCACGCCAAGGGGATCATCAAAACGAACTACGCCCTACCGTCTGGCCCTTACCGGCAGTCGTACTACGGTCGTGGCCTCGTGCAGATCACTTGGTATGACAACTACCTGAAGTTCGAGCGACTGCTGAAGAAACCCCTAACGGCTAATCCCGATCTGGCCCTTGAGTGGGATATTGCACTCGACATCCTGTTCCTCGGGATGCGTGATGGCATGTTCCGCAGTGGTAAGAGCCTCTCGATGATCGAAACTGTTGCCGACTACAAGGCAGCACGCGAAATCGTGAACGGTGACAGCCACAAGACGTGGGGCGGGAAGGATCGCATTGACGACCGCATGGCCGGGTACGCCCGGACGTTCCTCGCAGGCTTGGAAGGAGAATAATATGGCATTACCAGCCGCACTAATGGCAGCAGGTCCGATAGCATCGGGCCTGTTTGGCCTCATCGACAAGCTATTCACGTCTGATGACGAGCGAATGGCTGCAAAGCTGAAGGTTCTGGAACTCGAAAAGTCGGGTGAACTCGCCCAGATCGCAGTGAACACCCAAGAGGCCAAGCACACATCCCTGTTCGTCGCCGGTTGGCGTCCGTTCATCGGGTGGGTGTGCGGTTTAGCGTTCTCGTGGACCTTCCTCATCTATCCAATGTTAAAGTTCGCAGTGCTTGCCTTCGGCGTGCCACTCGATCTGTCCTTACTCCCGATCATGGACCTGTCTGAGATGATGCCTGTACTTATGGGTATGCTCGGTCTGGGTGCAATGCGCTCGTATGAGCGGCGTAACGGAGTTGAACGCAACACATGGAAGGCACCTACATCACCTGACGGCGTTGATCGCCGGGCAACCACGGAGTAAGTAATGACAAAGATCGCAAAGAACACTTTGACTGGTCAAGTTACAACCACGGGAGACTGGCAGCTATTGCCATTCTCTCGCGCACCTGACAAGTTCATTTTATATGTAGAGGGCCAAGAGGTCTATCTATACATTGGAGACACTCCTGCGACAGCCAACAGCTTCAAAGTACCTGATGGTGCGGCGCTCGAATGGCCTGCCACGGTACAGGAAGTTTGGATACGCGGTGCGGATACGTCCACAGTGGTCTACTTCATAGCATAAGGATTTCGATATGCCAATGACATTTACAAAGTCCACAGGTAGTGGCGGTGGCGGTGGCGGTGGTGGGGCGTCCATGATCGCTTGCCGCGCTTCTGCAAGTGCGGCAAGTCACCCCGGGGACGGGTGGGTTTATATGGACTTTACGACCTTTGATATAAACGTAGGGGGGTTTTCAAGGTCCGGCTCTGACTTCATTACTGTCCCTGTTTCCGGCGTTTATGCGGCGAGTGGTAGCTTTGTGACGTCTAGTTTGCCGGGGCAGCCCGTTAAGTTTATTTTGCGGACCGACGGCCCCAATGACAGGACTATGACTCGGGGTTTTGTTGAGCTTCCAAGCTCTGGATATTGGGGTACAAGCGGTTCCGCTTTGTTTTCCCTTAGCGCGGGTCAGAGTTTGAGATTCAGAATGTTTCTTGCAAACAACAATGGAAATGGACCCCTTGGCGTTGACATAGACGTTGAACAATGGGACTTTTCCCTGTTTCGTGTCGGCTGATCGTTAAGGAGACAGAAATGAGTGATATCAAATACCGAGTTCATAGCATAAGGAGTTCGATATGCCAATGACATTTACAAAGTCCACAGATAGTGGCGGTGGCGGTGTTCTCAGCGACCCGACTGGCGTAACCGGCGCGGACGAAGTGACAAACATTATCAGCCTGACCCAATCGGAATACGATGCAATCGGCACGCCAAACGCAGCGACAATCTACATAATTACGGACGCATAAAATGGCCCTAAAACTTGGCGCAAACTCAATCAACAAACTATATCTTGGCAGCACGGCAAT